GTTGGATAGACGATGACTCCAGAAGCCGGTGCGGCCGGCGGAAATTGCGCCGGGCCGATACCGCCAATCGTCACCGTAGTTCCGGAAGGCAACTGCGTAGCCAGTCCTACCATCGGCCCTGAAGTAGGTCCAGGTACTGCGCTTGTTGCAGCGACCGTGGCAATATTATTAGCCGACGTTCCGTTTGCCCCCGATACATAAACAGTGAATGTATACCCTGGCTTGGATGGAAGCACTACAGTAAACGAGCCGTTAGGACCGGTTACAGCCGCCGAAGCAGCAGATTTACGCGATATCGGCTGCTCATACTGATTCTGAATATCCTGTCCGACAATCTGAACAGTATAAGTTCCGCTCGCAAGACTTCCAGCCGTCCCAATGCCCCCAGGAGTCGGCGAAGCGCCATTGCCTTGGAACCACGGTACCATGTTGGTCTTGCAGAACCTGATGCCACGCCACTCGCCAGCTTCGTAGTTGTAGAGCCGGTTCAAATCGCTGTACGACCATGCCGTGACGACCGTGGCGTTCTCCGAAAAATCACCAATCACGAAGGGATGCATCACAGCTACGTAGTGCGGCATCTTTCTTGGGTTGTTCGATGCCTTGGCACCTCCTGCGCTGGCTTCGATCTTCATATCGGTGATCTCATCGCCGTCAAAACGGGGCGCACCGATGTTCTCCAGCATCGCCGTAGCACGATTGATCTCGTGAGGATTGATCACATCACCAGCGACCAGTGCACCGCGCGATCCGCGACTGTTCACATAGTTGATCTGAGAACCACCCATTAGATTGTTGAAAGTGTTGCGTTCCTGCGTTTCGGCGAGCTGCAGAGCCATCAACTCTATCGCTTTCTTGAACAACGGATGCTTGATGGTCATGTCAGCGACATCGGAAATTGTGATTTTGTCACCCCACTGTTGGGCCTGCGCCGACACCTGTTGCAGCGTCATGTTCTGCCCGATCGGCGGCACACCTTCCGACAACGGTGCGAACGGCAACGGAACACGAATGTAGCGCGACGCGGTGTACGTCGTACCCATACCCTTGGGAAGAGTAGCTGGATCGCCGAATTGATAGACGACCAATTGCCTGCGCGCGAGAGGAAGCGTCTTGGCGGCGATGAACGGAGTGATATCGCCAGCAAACTGTGCTGCACTATTAAAGTTGGTCGCCATTACCATGCTCCACGGTTACGGCGACCTCGGGTCGCCTATATCGGGACATCTCCAAAACGGGACTCGAAATCTTCAGCGGTGACCGGCTGGCGGGTTCGCGCAGGCCGGATATCACTTTGCGAATTCGCAGGGCGCGCTGCCTGTCGCTGACGGTTGGCACTTGCCTTGATGTTGCCTTTATTCTGAGCGGCAAGCGTTCGTTCACCGACAAGATAGGTGAAAATGACCTCACGACTAGGGAGTCGTTCACCCCGAGCGCGCATGTCGGCCAATCTGCGTTCGACCTCACCGGAAAGCCGACGCGCCAGAGGATTGGCAGCCGCTCGGGCCTCAAAAGCCGCGCGATCCGAATTGTCCAAAAGCTGAGCGTTGACAAAGGCTTGCTGCTGAGCAAAAGCCTGATGTTCTTCCCGGGCAATGGTAAGAACCCGATCTTCAGGAGACAAGAGCGCAAGTCGATCAGCGCGCTGCTGGGGAGTCTCCTGAGGTTGATAAGCCGGGCGGCTAACCTGTCTTCGCAGATCGTCCAACTCGCGAGTAAGGCGCGCATTCGCCTCAGCCGTCTCCCGAGCGCGCTTGCGCAGCTCGCCGATGCTGCGATCTCCGCGCGATGGCGGTGGAGCGGCGGCAGACTCATCGGCCGCACCGTCGTCGGCGCCTTTTTCGTCCTCGGGTTCGGTGCCTTCGGTATCATCTTCCTCAACCGGATCGCCGGAAGTCTCGTCGTCTTCCAGGTCAAGCTGATCATCAACAGGATCACCCGCCCCCCCACCGTCATCTGGTGCCAGGGCGTATTTATCGAACATTTTCATATGGTTAGCTCCGCCTTACGGGCGCCAATCGCTATAGCCGCTTAACGCCGGCCAGTCGCACGACCAGTTACGCCGGTCAACCGATACAATACCTTGTAGCCAATCGATATAAATGTCAATTAGTAGGGTCACTTAGTGATGCACTTGCCCAACAGCTCATGCAACTCAGACGTCAACTGATTGACGCCTTCCTGGCGCTTGATGCTGACAACTATCAGGCCGCCGATCACCATGAACTGCAGGATTACCAGCGCCAGCACGATCGGCGAGGTGCGCAAGGCGTCGATCGCGCTCTGCGCCGCTTCAGTCGCTTTGCTGATGATTTCCGGATTCATTTCTGCAACTCTTTCAAGGTCTCAGCGGGAATGCACTTGTACAGCAGCTGCGACATCTCTTTCTGTTGGTCGATCAAGACAGAGACTTCCTGCCGACGTGTTTCCTTGCTCACCTCTGCAATATAATACAGCAACCCCATCAGCATAATATTCATCACCACGAGCGACAAAGCCAACGGCTGCGACTTCATGGTGTCAATAAAACTTGTGGCGACTTTGCCGCCCTCTTCTTCGATACCTGGATTCATACAAACCGCCATTTCACCTTGCCAAGACCTGTGATCCCAACAGCCTCAGCAATCGGCGCAGTTAGATCAATGCCGGCGTCATTGGATGGAAGTTGACCGTTCTGTGCTGTCGTCCCATCGACGTATTGGGTCTCTGATAGAGGCCGAGACCGACCAAGGACATAATCGGGGTCATTCGTATTCCATGGACCGACATCGACGATTCCCGTGATGATCTTTCCACGTGGACCAGACACCTCGACCTGGGGCCGTGGGCTTTCTCTCCACTTGTACGGAAAACTGACGCCTTTCGTGGACCCTGTAATATAATCGATATCCGGATAAGCACTGTCTTGCTCATCACCGGCGTTTCCAAACACCGTAGCAGTGATGTTCTCATGCCAAGCTTGCTCGACCGTACCGCCTTCCAAATGAATATACTGCGAACTCGCCCAGCCAAAAACAGCGACACCTGATCCTTCCGGGGTGCCAAATTGAAGCCGCAACCACTTCGTCGATCCGTTCCACGCCTCACCGACGATCGTAAAAACATCTCCGTTGTCAGCTGTGCCGATAATAGGCGCCGATGACGAAGCTGATGCTCGAATATTGAGCGTGTCGCCGGTAGTGAGACCTACGACGGTCCCCTGAATCGGTGTATACGGAGGCGTATGATCATCGCCGCCATCGCCCATGTATTCCTGCACGCATCCAATGTAATCCGGCTTCTTCATTTTTGAACCCGGGCATGCGTGCGTCGTCTTGGGGTCTTCATAGTGGAACTTAAGATTCGATGGGTCCCAGCCAAAAAATGCGCAGCATTCTCCCGAAAGTGCCTGCCCCATTTCTTGTACTTTCAAACCCATGCCAGTGGTCGGGTCTTCGGTATCGTAGTCGCCGACATGCTCGAAACCAAGCATGGTACCATTCCAGCTCGGAGAATGAACTCCCTTGACATTAGGTGGCGTCATGCACCACCAACTTTCTCCGTCGATGAAAAAATGCGGGCCGGCACTCCAACCCATATCGTTCTCGTAATAGCTCTGCAAATTTTCCATACGTTGCGCGGGCGGAACCGAATGCCACCACTGGTAAAGTGTTGGGCTCGCAGTATTATGTACGACGAAGTTAGACGGTCTCCATTTTCTATAATCAAGACTTCGAATATATTCTCGAACACTATCTATAGTTTTGAACTCGATCGCAGGATCGTTACCTTTCCAGGCCATTTTTACTCTCCTCTAACTCTGTAATCCTGGATTTCAACTTATCGATCTGCTCGTTGGCCTCCGCAATGATCCTAGCGATCTCGTTCTGAGCAGCATCCCGCTGCTGTGTCAGGGCCTGGATCATGTAGTCTTTCTTGTCCACCACTTCACCATGCTGGAATATACCGGGTAGTACCAGCATCGTTGAAGGGTATCCATTTGGTTGGGTTACCAGCAACCGGTCCTGCTGTCAGAGTCGGTGCGCTACCGGTACCGCCGCCAGTGACTGCTGCTGTCGTGGTCAGCACTGGATTAGCGCCACCCGGCACCGCAATCTTGGCGGCGAACGTCCATACCGACGCCGTCGTATAATTGTAATCCAACCAGTTAGTTCCACTAGGGCCTGCG